ACCCGATGGTGGTGAGATTTCTACTGGTGTTCTACCTACACCAATCACATCGGACTGGACAGCAATACTTGTCGGGTTCGGTTTAGACCCGACCGTATTTGAAGTTGTTGATGACACGGTACGAATGTCTAAGTGGCAGACCTCTAAGCGTTTAGAGAACGGCGACAGAGATGTTGCATGGCTGTACTCGTATCGTGCCAGGTTCCGTCGCAAAGCAAACAGGGTGCTACCTGATGAAGATATTGAGGCGTTACGACAGAAGGTTTCCAAATGGAAGCAACCTAAACGCCCCGCCAACAAACCATCTGATGAGCCACCATCAACGTTCGTAATCAACTGGGCTGACCTACAACTCGGTAAATCTGCTGGCGGTGGTGTTGAAGCAACCGTTGAACGGGTATTGGAGTCATTGGAGAAAACAGTTCAACAACTCCATGACCTTCGCCGTAAAGGTAGGAACATTGAGGGTGCTGCATTGGTGAACATGGGTGATCCGTTTGAGGGTTGCGATGGGAACTATGCGAGCCAGCTCTTCACCGTGGAACTCACCCAACGTGAACAGTTACTACTTGGTGCAGACCTGTTCGCTAAAGGCATCAGCACTATCGCATCACTTGTTGATGTGTTGGATGTTGTTGGTGTGTTGTGCAACCACGGGGAGTGGACACGCCGAAACGGGAAAGCCGTAACATCAGACTCAGACAACGCTGGCGGATTCCTGATGGATGTCCTGTACCGAATCCTTGACACACAGATACCGAACCTTGAATGGACTATCCCACACGATGAGATGGTCACAACCAAAGTGCTATCCGATGTCAAACTTGCGTTCGCTCACGGTCACAAGATCACCGGCAAAGAAAACGATTGGCTTAACGCACAGTCGATAATGATTCTGCGTGAACAAGGACGCGAACCTGACCTGTGGATCACCGCACACAAACATCACCTGCAAGTCACCGATCATGGTGCATACACCCGTATCCAATGCCCTTCAATGGACGGTGGATCAAAGTGGTTCGCTGACTCTAAAGGTATTTGGTCTACCCCAGGTACGCTCACGCTGCTGGTGGGTCGCCATGACAAACGGAACTGGTCTGATCTGGAAGTCCTATGACAGACGCACGTTTATGCCTATGCGTATATCGTGGGGTGATCCCCCGCCCGCCCGAATGTGGAGAAAAGCCCGATGACTTTGAAGAGTAGAACCGTCGTCTATGTCCTGTGGGCTGACACCCATTTGTCCGAAGGTGGCTGGTTAAACATGGAAGATTACGAGGACGATGGTGAATGTCTCGTTGACACCGTAGGCTTCCTAATCCCAATCGGGGAACCAGGTTCCAAAGAGAAGCACGTCACCGTATGGCAAACGATTTGCAAAGAAGAAGGCATCCACGCTATACATATCCCTGTCGCAATGGTTAGAGACATGAAAGCGATTGACTTGACTTTAACTATGTAACACCCATAGATTAGAAATACCTGCACAAACCATAGGAGGAATAATGCAGAAAATATATACAGTCCCAAAGGAACCACACAGCAGTCAGGCATGGCTGAACCAGCGGTTCTGGAATGAAAAGTTGGAGAAACGGATCACCGGCTCACAAGCTGCAGCGATCCACGGAGAACACAAATACACCACACCGGCTGACTATGCGGTAGAACTTTTGGCAGACACACCCCCTGTACCAAAAGAACAGAACGATGCGATGCGTCGAGGCACAATCCTTGAAGCCCCACTCATGGGTTGGGCAGGAGAAATCCTCAAAGAAAGCATCAGCGAACCATCAGAACTGTATTGCTATGAGGAACCTGGTGTCCGGCTGCTGGCAACGATGGACGGTCGCTCAATCAGTGGCAAGTTTTATGAACTCAAAACCTATAACAAGCGTTGGACGGGACAACTTTCCCGAACCTGGTACTGGCAGGGAGTTCACCAAGCGATATGCACAGGTAGTCACGAAATCAACTGGATCATATTTGACAGCGACCTGCAACTTCAGTTCCATACACAGACCGTGAGCAGTGACGAGAAACAAATCCACATTGAGGCAGCCCGCAAATTCTTGGGGTTCATCGACATGGGAATGATGCCGGACATAGCTGATCCCACCTATGACAACGCCAGTTCGCTCTACCCCGAAGGTTACGGAAACACAGTCGTACTCGGCCATGAGGTGTACGCAAGTCTAGAGCGTTTAGCGCAGGCTCGTGAAGACAAACGTCAAGCCGAACTGGTTGAGGATTTAATCAAGGGCGAGTTGGCAATGCTGTTGCAGGACGCTGAGTATGGCGCGATTGACGGCACACAAGTCGTATCGTGGAAGAACAGCAAGCGCACATCGTTCGATACCAAGAAGTTTGAGGCTGAACATCCTGCATTGGCAGAGAAGTTTAGGAAAACAACAACCTTCCGCACCATGCGGATCATCGCTAAGGAGGCGAAGTAATGGATGAGAAACAGTTGATAATGGCAACACTCAAATTGCATGAGCTATCCGGCGATCTTATTCAGGAGGCCGAGAACTTGGTAGCCCAGGCCGAACGTTTAGATATGGCGTGTTACGAACTGTTTAGCAAACTGAATCCGCTAGACGGATCGTGGGTTGACACCGACACATGGGATGAATTCAAACAACAAATAATCAATTACTGCGAAGGAGCAAAGTAATGAAACTAGAAGAAATCATTGGCAAGTATGGTGTTCCTGATCCAAAGATCGTGGGCAAACTACCTAAAGGTGGGATGCAGCTTGACTTCGTAGGTCACGCTGATGTCACCAAAATGTTGATCGAGATTGACGCTGAATGGACATGGGAGCCAACCGCATTTGATGCGAACGGATTGCCGGCTTACCGTGTTGAGAACGGCATGGCACACATGGCAGGCTGGCTAACCATCCTCGGCGTACGTCGCTTGGGTGTTGGCTCAGTCATGCACAACAAGCCTGACCTGCTCAAAGAACTAATCTCAGACTTCATTCGTAACGCTGCAATGCGCTTCGGTGTGTGTCTCGCATTGTGGACTAAGCAGGAATGGGAAGATGTTTCGCACACCCCATCAACTTCTGTAGCCAAGCCTGCGCCAGTAGCAAAGGTTGAGCCAGCCAAGCCGACTGATCCGCTGGTGTCGATGGACAACATCAAGCGTTTCGTGGATGCCTGTAAGACAGCAGGATTAAACCATGAACAGATTGCAAAGTCAGCCAAACTTGACCTAGCAGACCTGAAAGAATCGCAGATGCCAGCGTTGCGTGAAGCGTTCACTAAAGCAAAAGAGTTGGCATCATCGTTCAATGACACCGAACCAGAAGTGATGGACGACTTCAACCCTCAGTTCAAAACCACAGAGGAAGCAGTCGCAATGGTTATCAATATGTTCTCCGCTGAGGAAGTGGTAGCAGAATCCAAGGCGAACCATCCGGCTAACGGAACGCCACAGATCAAGGAACCTGGCGCACCGGCGACAACAAAACAGATTGGTATGTTCAGGGCTTTGGCTTCCGGCAAGGGCATCTCAAGCAAAGCAGAGCAACTGTCTATGGCATCAGACTCATCGGGCCGTGTCATCGGATCGCTGGAAGAGCTGACCAAGTCAGAAATCTCTGAACTCATCACCATCTTGAAGGCATAGTCATGGACTTCGACATCTCAATATCGGGTGACCAGGTCACCATCAAACCTAAATCTAAGGTGTTCTTTACCAACGAAGAATTCCAAAAGATGTTTGACGAGTATCAGAAGTGGCGTGAGGTAGCACTCATGTTCATGCAAGGACATCACGAGAATGACAGGGACGCAATCAAACACGCTGCGAATCTTTGCGTGTTGTATGAGGCAGATGGCCAGGACGAAGACGACCTGTACCCGCTATGACGGTCACGCAGAACAGGAAGGATTACTGTGAAGGCAACAAAGAAAAATGCACAGTCGATGGATGCCCTAAGTTTGGAACTCTTGGACGTGAAGCTCGTGACGGTAAGCGACGGGTCAAAGGATGTAACGATCCTGTTGCTCGCGGAAAACGCTCACGAACTAAAGGTGATAGCAAAGCTCGACGTGCTCGGAAGAAGCTGGGCCTTAGTGCGACAGGTAATGCGGGCACTCGCCATGAAGAACATTGGGGCGGGATGTTCCGCGTCGAAGTTAAAGCCGGTGCACAGGTGGGCCCGATCGCTACACGTTTCAATCAGGCTCGTTTACAATCTGAAGAATCGAAAGCGTTGGGTGACATTAGACCTTTCGCGATGATTGCTATGCCGGATGGCAGTAGTGACGGTATCGTGTTGATGACATTGAATGAGTTTGCGGAACTGGTTTCCCTTATTTCATAAGCAATCCACAAAATTTGCTAGTCTTGGAGGACCGATGAGATTATTTATACGGCTATTTGCCGTTTCTCTAGTAGGGATTATTACCTTCGGCAGCATGGTTGAAGCTGCTGAAGCCCCTGCCAACCCTGTGAACCCGTCAGCATCGCCTCTCTCGGAGGCTCTCCGCTTGTCTGAGAAGGCTTTGGCGCTACCAGTTGAGGTGGTTTCGGAGGGTGTGCCGGCAGATAAAACGAAGCGTTGCCCCCAATGGGAGGAGCAGTTCGCAGAGTTCGGCCTGCCCGTTGAAACGTTCTCGTACATCGCATACCGCGAAAGCCGGTGTAACCCAATGGCCCACAACAAAACCCTGAACCGAAACAAAACGCAAGATAGGGGCTTGGTCCAGATAAATTCTGGGTGGAAGACCGTGACCTCTAAAGAATGTGCTTCCCAGTACGGTGATTTGTCGGTACTGTTTGATGTGCGGTGCAACCTTGCTGTTGCCCGATATCTCTACAGGAACGGCGGGCTAAGGCATTGGAATTTATAGACGAATATCAAGATGATTACGAGGGAGAAGAGATGTCGGCAGCCGAGGACTACTACAGTCTGGTCAACAAGCAGCGTGTCGAGGAGCAGGCCCAGAACTGTTCTTTCTAGTTGAGGAAGAAAAGGCAATCAACATAATCAAGCTCGCCGAAGCACGAACCGTTTGCTTTACTTGCAAGGTGCAAAAAGAATGTCTTGACTTTGCTGTAGAAAACAACATAAAGTCAGGGATATGGGCTGGTACAACACCACTACAGAGGAAGGCATTGCGTCGTGAGTATAGAGACACCAATCGAATTTGAGTTAGAGCAATACAAGGATCGTGTGGACGCTATGCAAATAGCGAACGAAGTGTTGCGCGATGAGCGCGACCGGTTGAAGGATGCAGCTGACTCGCTTCACGTTGAACTAGAAGCTTGCCGGCTATCGCTGAAGCAAGCCGAATCAGTTATCTCCAGACTGCGAAACCATATCGCACAAGGAATAGAACTTTAATAACAACCGAGGGGAAACATGAAGCCTGTACATATTGAACTATTTATTGACCGACTATGCGGCCTGTTCCCAACAACGAACATCGCAAGAAACACATTGAAGTCTTCGTGGACTAAAGACGATCTACTACTAGACGCAACAGAAGAAGACGGAAAAGCCGTACTTAAAATGTGCGAAGGCTTGGACAGATTCCCAGGCTCATTGGGTGAAGTGAAACGAATGTTCCGCAGTCTGCGCGGCGTTTCCGATAGCGCTTTTGGTTGCGACTCATGCGGACTCAGTGGTTGGGACATGGGCCGGAAAGTTATTGACGGTGTTGAAACCTTTTACACGACGACATACATGGGTAGAACCTACACATATGTGAAGCCCTGTAAATGCCGACAAGCCGCATGAAAGGTGAACACTGGGCCTGCACAAGTTGCCGGCAGCGAGTCGTCACCCATGTCCAACTAAAGCAACCCCCAACGTGCAGCAACAAACATAAACCCGTAGAAATGGTGAGAGTAAAATGACATTCGACGAATGGATTAAAGATGGATACGACCGCGGATACTGTTCGCCTCCGGTATGCGTGATACACGATGGGATTCCAACGACGGCATCCGAAGACGAAGAACTATTTGATGGCGAAGAGCCATGCTTCCACGGTGTCCGTCTGTACGACGATTTGCAAACCAAGAACGGTTGCGAAGCGAACTCATCGTGTGCTGTGTGGCGGGCCACCAACCTGGGTTGGAGAAAATAAAAGGGACCGCCTCAACCCTTCGGGGTAGAGAGGGGAGGCGATCCCGATGGTGGCAACACGGTCACGGGTAGGTACCCCGCAAGCGTTTAAGCGTTGCCTTACCTCTATTAAACTATCTGCTTCGCTGTAACTCCAACGAACTCATGGCCTCTGATGGCTGCGTGAGCGCTCTCAACGTTGTTGAATTGATACCAATACCGGTCAGCTTTCGTGAACGTGTGTCCTTGCCACCGGTACGGTCCGGCCCATATGCGCCCGTCGTTATCGCGAACCAGAACCCAACGATCGGATGACGGTTTGTATTGCCGTTCGAATGCCGCAACCTTGACGCGCTTCACGGTGATACGTGCCAGCCTGCGCCACCTCATGACAGCGGTTCCAGTGCCTTGCGGCCAGAGTCAGTGATCCGACAGCATTGCTGCATCGAACCATTTGAAGAGAGCGCAGTCTCGCCCGTCGCAATGATGAACCCAGCGCGGCGCAGTTCGCTGCACCGCTTCCAGTAGCCCGCGTTCTTGGCGTGTAGCCCCGACAGTATGCCCGCTGCTTCGTCGGTCATGGCGTTGCCATACAGCGCGTAAACCTCCAGGAGTTTCGTTCGATGCGAACCCGCACGAATCGTTACCGCTTTAGCACCGTCGACGCTTGTACTCGAGTCCGTTCTCCTGACGTCGAGCCATCCGTTGGCGTGACCGATGGCTGCCCATTCGCTGTAATTCATTGATCCTCCCCATCGGTGTACGTCTCACTATCGAATAGGTAAGCCATGAGCAGCGCCCGCAATTCATCGCAAGTAGTCACGTGAACTACTGCCGTAGATTCGGTGAGACTCATACGACCTCCTCGAAGTATCCCGATTGTGGGTCCATTACTGACACCGAGTGGTAGTGGTTGTCGGAGCCCGCGTCGATCTCAAGGCCTTCGTCGTTACTTTGGACCGCTTCCAGGGCCAGCTCAGCCGTGTCGGCTTCGATCTCGAGCACTCGAAAGTTGGTCCACTCCTGCGTGATTCTATAAATTGCCATGTCCGCCCCTCCTAAAGCCACTCGGCGAGGTCGCCGTCAGCAATGTCGTCGTAGTCCAGGCCGTGCGCTTCCGCGATCGCTTCCCATACATCGCGCTCGATGTCGTAGATCGGACGCCGTTTCATATCCATATCGATATTGAGTATTTCCCTATTTAACATGACCCCTCCCGAGGTTGAATTATCTAGACGGTATTGCCTAGATCGCGCCCGTGCACGTCGTGAACGTGCTGCCGCCTACGCGGTACGGGCCACCTACTACCACCCGCGGCGGTTGATCTGCTCCCGTCGTCGCTTGACGAGGGCCCGCGTGTGTGCTCGGCGCTGCTCGAGTGTCGGTCGGCGGTCGAGCCAGGCCTGGAGCAAGTACGCCCCCCACATTGGAGAACATAGGAGCAACGCGCCCGCGCCGATTTGTAAAGTTTCGATAATCATTAGTCACCCCCCCTATATCGCTCGAACGAATTCAGATTTACCGATTAACGCCCTGGCCTTGCCCTTAGCGGCGAGGTCGACCCACGTGCCGCGCTCATCGAAACGATTATCGGTCGAGTCACCATCGACCACGGGGAGCCCCATAAACGTCGACGGCGGCGGCGTGTTCTTCTTGCGGGTGGTCACTACGGCGGCGGTGCCACCACGTGCCACGAACGTGGCCACCTTGTCGAGGTCGCTCGATTCGTTCACCGAGTAAACCGCGCGATAGTTGGCGGCGACCATGCCCGAGCCACTGAGCACCGCGGCATTTTTCGTGTAGTCGTAGAAGAAGACATTGCCGAACGTCGACCCGTCGACCAATGCGGGCAAAATTCGATACCACCTCAGATCCGAATTAACGTTTAAACGGACTAGCACCCGTTCATAGGTGGCGGAGAGTCCGCGCAATTCGTGAGCGAGTAACCGCGTGAATTCTTCGGGGTGCTCATATAAAAATAACGTTTTCACGTTGCGGCCCTTTTGCGTGTTCGCGTAGCGGCCGTTCCCGTTATCGAGTACACACACACGGGCACACTCACCCCGCCATGGGCACGTTTCGACGCCCGCGACCGCGGCGTGTTGCAACGTGAGCCCGACCGTGAATTGCTCACTCTTGCCGAGTTTCGCCTGGCTCGATGGGTAGGTGAGTAGTTTCGGCGCGTCGTACTTGAACCCGTGACGCTCACGAAACGCCGCCCACGTGATCCGAGCGGCCCGCAACGATTCGCGGTCGAGATCCTCGAGCGCCCGCCCCATGCCCGTCGAG